TCAATAAGATCTGGCATTGTTTTTATTGGTTTCCTGATGTAGAAAGGGGTTATGTCACGTCCGTAGTAATAGTGACCTCCACAACTTTCGCGGAAAGGTCCTTCAGTGAAGGACTTCTCCAAGTTAACTTGGAAACCAAGGTAACCCAAAACGAAGGTGAGGTAGGAAGACATTTCTGTTGGACAGATAATGTCGTCACCATATACGGAAATGACACCCGGGACGCCCCGAAAGTAGGCGACGGTCCTTGCAATCGCGTAGAAGAGTAAACTCTCCAACTCGAAAGTGAAGCCGTTACCCATTGACGAGAACATCTCGTTCAGATGTTCTTCACCATCAATGATGGTGACATGACTCCTCACAGAGTCAAGGAGGGTGTACCAGGTCTCAGGAAGAAGCAAGGCTACAAGACCTTGGGTGACTGAATCACTAGCGCTGGACAAATCCAGTGTTGCTAGATCATTTGTCACACTTCCTCGGTGAGCCAATGACCGGTTTATCGACTGGTCATTGAGGTTTATCCCGATAGTGCGGAGACGTTTACGAATAAACGATCCGATACCCTTCTGGATGAACATGTTCAGATCGGGTTCCTTGCAGGCAACTCGATCTATATCTGTTTTCTTGGGAACAGTGAACAACACATTACCAGGAACTTCCTCAATTAAGAGTCGGTTCTGCGCGTTTAGCCAGCCCGGTAGTTCTTCGACTAAGTCGAGAAATACCGGAAGAGCGCGACGCGTGATATGTGCTTTCCCGAGGTACTTGAAAGCCGGGTGGCTTTCAGTACGACAACGACTCGTTGACGCACCCCCAGAGAAAGACCCAATAAGGGCCTCCGTTGGAGGTGTATCACCGATAATGCCGGCAATGATGCCACAGCATTGACCAATGAAACGATCGAAGGGCACCCGAGGAAGAATTTGGAAATCCTCGGGGGTTTGTAAAAGCCTTTCGTTCGTCGCCTCGTTATCACGCTCGGCAGCCAGCCATTTCATAATAGCCCTGTTACGTCGCGTGAGAGGTGGGTCCGTCTCATCAGAGACGAACTTAGAGAGAAACTCAGATTTAAGGTAGTCCGTTTTGACGGACGGCCGGAGGCTGAGTATACGCTCCTTCAGTTGGTCGGTCAAGTCGAGGGGGAGCCCCTTCGCGAGTGGAAATGACTTCCCTCTCGCGGGACGCTTCTTTAATGACATGTGGTTCTCCAATCATGCTGGTCCTTTCCCTTGTGGAAAAGGTAAAGAAGAAGGCAAGGAGCACTATTACAAAGGCGACAATAGCCACCAGTGCAATTGTTGCAGTGTTTCCCTGCCCGTGGTACCTGGGCTGAGCCACTGGCTCAGTACAGGGTTTCGAGTTCGTCCACGACGGGTTCGAACGCCGCGTCGACCAGAAGGTCGGCGAGAAGCGTGCGAATGTCGGAACGTTCCTCGGTGCTGGAAGTCCCGTCGAACGAGAACGTCAGGTCGGCATAAGCCGCCCGGACGACCGTTGGACGCGACACACCAGCGACCACCACGTCCTGCACCACGGGAATGGTCATCTTGACGGTGACCTTCTCGCGGCCGGCACTGGTCCGGCTACGTGCAATCGTGAGGCGCTCGTCAGCTACGGGAACACCCGAGCTCTTGACCAGCGTTGCAACACCACTGTTGTCGACACCACGCGGTGAAAACGTGTGGTTGTCCGTACCGTCCGAGAGGACGATAGCATTCAGTTGAGGCATTTTATATGCTTTCAGTTGAACCCAGTTGTATAGCTGGGCGGATTTGACAACAGCTAATCAGGCGGAATTACCTGAATAGTTGGCGAACTAATGCGAGAGCATTAAGGACGCGAGGTGTTGAGAAAGGGGTTGTGTCCGCATAAAACTGAGGACGCGGGAATCCACCCAATGGGTCTCGGAAGAAGGCAAAACCTTCCTCTTTGATCCGTCCGGATTGGATTACCGACGTAGATTCAGTAAGCGGTCCGAGTCGCTTTTGGCACTCGGCAGACCAAGTAAAATGCTTGTTCCGCCAACCCCGATCGAAGACTAACCCATACGTTGCAGTACACGCTTCAAGCGTGTTACCAACTGGGATAAACCAGTCGATAGCAAATGACCAAGGAACAAGTTCCCAGGCCACAGACAACGGATTGGTTAAACCGATCTGGTGTAGGGAGCGAGTAGATTGGTTGTCGATAGAGGCGATAAGTGTCGTTTTGACGGACACCTTGCCTTTCTCGTTCCATTCGTTCTCGTAATGGTTATAACTGGTTGAACCAGTTGTTTCACCATAACCCTTACCACGAATTTTATATTTCTTGGTAAGCGCTTCCAACACAGACTCGTGAATGCCATAGAGGTCATCTGCCAAGGGTTTCCACCCGTAGGCATATTCCAACCAGGCATTCGCCGCGTCTTTGCTTCGGCCTGCTGCTCCTTTGCCTCCACCCGTGAGTAATCGCGGGATTTGGTTAAGCTGACCCCTCTTAAGCGCTAAGAGAACCTTAGCGCCGCGAGAAGCAGCATTAGCAAGGAGGTCCACTGTTTGCCTAGCCTCGGCTAGCATCGCGCCCAATTGAGCCTTTTGGTCTCCTAGGGCGTTCAGTGCTTTGGTATCGGCTTCCGCTAACGGATCATTCTCA